ACCCCTGGAACTTTTCCCAAATCTGTTAACCAAGCAATATTAAATGATTATCCTCTAATAAACAAAAATGAAACCTCAAATAATAATTATAATCAAATATGGTGGCATTATCCTGTATTTAAATTAGGTTCATACAAGCAAATAACTAACAATTTGAAATATTATGATAATCCAGATAATGGAACTTGTATACGTGCCGATTTTTGTGGTGCGTTATATAAAAATAAAAAAGATACTAAAACAAATATTACTTTGCCATTACCTCCAGCACAACAAGGTTTAAGAGTTGGTTATTTTACAACTGAACATGATTGATAAAAATAAAAAATTGAATTTAAAATTATAATACTTATTGTAAGTATTTAAAGAATGCAAGTTTTAATAAAATTAGATAATCTTATTGAAGGACAAGTTATTAAACGCCCTTCAAAATATATAAAAACTCCATATGTTGCTGATATTTTATGCGACGATGAAGAAGTTTTAGGTCATACTGCTTCATTAGGTTGTTGTGGACTTGCTGATGTAAATGCGTCTGTTTTAATATCTCTAAGTCCAAATTCAAATTCAAAATCAAAACCAAAAAATAAGGCAAATATGAAATGTACACATACTGTATACTTATCAGTATTAAGAGAGAGAGAATATGAACAAATTATTGGAATCCATCCAAAGTTGGCTGAAACATTAACCGAAGCAGCATTGAATGCAAACTTACTGACGAAATTACAAAATATTAAAAGATATAGAAGAGAAACTGCGATTTATGTTAAAGATAAAATAGATTCTCGTTTTGATTTTACTGGTATAGACCAAAATTGTATTCCATTTATAATGGAAGTAAAAAATGTGCCATTAGCAGATTATGAAAACGTTACCTTTAAAGAGAGGACTAAAATGAATTTTAATGATAGAGACTTTAATTCAAAAGTATCCTATTTTCCTTACAATTATAACAAAAAACCTTCTGAACCTGTTAGTCCAAGAGCATTAAAACATATTAGAGAATTAACATTGATAAAAAAAGAAATATTGATAAAAAAAGAAAAAGAAATTCGTTGTATAATGTGTTATGTTATACAACGAACTGATGCTAATAGATTTCAACCATCCGTTATTGATCCAGAATATAGAGATGCGTTTAAACAAGCAGTAGACGCAGGTGTAGAGATAATTACAATGGTTGTTAGTTGGAATAGAAATGGGGAAGCTACCTTCATTAGGGATGATTTACCTTTTGCTCTATAAAATAATATTTTTAAATATTGTCAAAATTGATATCAAAATTAAAATCTAAATTTTCAGTAGATGTAGATTGTTTTTTTATAACATTTATTTTGCCAGTTTCTTTATTAAAATGTAACAAACATCCTTCAATTGGTTTATCAATAGTATTTTCAGTTTTTTTTTGTTTGCGATTAGGTTGCCGATGTTCATAACCAGTAACTCTTTCTGTTTTAATAATATTCCAAATATTTTCTAAATCTTTAACATTATCTTTAAACCATTGTTGATTTCTACAAACTAACACGCAACTTAATTTTTCTAATTTCCAATAATTTGTTTTTATATATGTATAATTAAATTCAGATGTAGATTGATAATAATCTACCATATTTTCTTGCCATAATGTAATATCATTAGAATGAATTATATTTAATGGTTTATGTACATAAAATGGTTTACCTTCTTTTGTATGAAAGTAAATCATTAGTCCTTTCATACAATTGTCTTTTGATAAACATAAATTTGTATCTTCAGATAAATTATTTTGTATATCAAATAAAAATGATGTATAATCTGGATATTCTGTAAATTTTGTTTCTAAAAAGTCACATTCATTTAATTCACAAACTTCCATTTGAAGTTGCATTTGAATCCAATATTCTTTTTTAGGTATTCCATCTATTATTCTATTAACAATATTTTTAATTTCTAACATGCGACCATATCGTTTTGAATTTGGGTCAATATTAATTCCATCCGGAGATGCTCCAATGAATAAAAAATGTTTATGTTGAATGCATCCAAAATCTTCTATTTTTGTATCGTAAATATGTTCATAAATTTTAACTGAAAGTGGTTCATATTTTTGCCCCCAATGAAGCGTAGTGTTAGTATTAACCATTATAACTTCTTTTATTTCTTCTGTATATAAAGTTGGGTTTAATGGTTTACATTTTTCATAAATAAGTTGGTTCTTAACTGTTTGATTTTCAAATGCTTTATACGCATTTGAAGCAGTAATTAAATTATGTCGAAACTCGTACCATTCTTTTGTTCTTTGAATTGGTTGAGGTTTATTTCTAAGAACATTTATTTGTTGTGTAATATAATTATTATGGGGGTCTTCTAAAATAATTGTATTAGAATAAGAACGTGGTGGCATATAATGTTGAAAAAATTCATCTTTAGCATGTTCAATAATGTTGTTAATTTCATCTTCAGCATCTTCTGTATAAAATATGTCAAATTCAAATTGCGAATACATTAATTCTTGAATATTTTCGTCAAACATATCTTCAAAGTCAGGTTCAGAAACAAAACTAGGATAGTCTTGAATAAATTCTTCCATTAAATATAAACATGTTTCATATAATTTCAAAAATTCATCCTCATTAAAGTATTGTACTTCTGTTTCAGGTATAATTGTATCAGTAATATCAATTAGTTCAAACATATGTATAATATATAATTTTATTTTTATACTATTTTTTATTATTTATTATTGTATATAATAAATAAAACAATAATAAAAATTGTTTAATCATCTTTATTAATTTCGTCTTTATCAGAGTCAGAATCATCTATATTTTTTAAATTTTTGGCAGTTCCTTGTTTTTTCTTTGGAGCTAATCCTTTTAAAGTAGAAACTCTTTTATCTATATTTTTAAGTGTAAAATGTATTAATGGTTTATTAAAAAATAACGCAGGTATATTTTTTATTTCACCAGTATCTTTATTATAATTAACATCTTTAACCCGTTGTAATTTTTTTTTATCTAAACATTCTTTAAAAAAAGAAAGAAGCTTGTCATATTCTGTATTATTTAATTCATTAAGAACTTTATAGTTATCTGCAAATAATGTTAATTTTCTAATTTTTGCGGTTTTATCTAATTTGCTCCAAGGTTCATTTGAGTTTGTAATTTTTTCATTTTCAAGAAATTTATCTAAATTTGCTAAATCACTAGATGATTTACTTTCAGAACGTGGAAAGTCATTTTGTAAACTTTTAAAACTTGTACTAAATATTGATTTATATTTAAGGGTTTTTAACTCATTACAATCAGTTGGTTGTATATTTTGGTTCATTATACATTATATTGTAAAATAGATTTTAACTCAGTTTTATATAATAATATGTAAACTATGTATAATTAAAATATGTTTATATTGATTTTATTATTTGTCATTATAATATATAGTAATGATAAATAATGATAATAATAATAATTCTAATATTAAAAAAATAATATTAGAAGAACCGCAAAATAATAAATTTACAAAAAAAATAAATTATGAAAAGGAAAAAAAAATGAGAGTAGAAACAAAAACTTGGGGGTTAAGCGAAGATGAATTATCCCATCAAACACAACTTAATATATTAATGGTTGAGAATTTTATTAATAATAAAAATAATAACAAATATATTTCAAAAATGTTATCTCATATAAAAACAAAATTATATTGTTATAAACAACAGGATATATTAAAAAAAATTTTAAATGAAAAAGAGTTTGTTAGTTTTGAAGAAACAATTGATATGTTAAAAAACTCAAGTATGAAATGTTGTTATTGTTCTAATGAAGTTTATATTCTTTATGAACGAGTTAGAGAATTAAAACAATGGTCTCTTGATAGAATTAATAATGATATTGGACATAATAAAGGAAATTTAGTTATAGCATGTTTAGACTGCAATTTAAAAAGAAGAAGAACTAACAAAGATGCTTTTATGTTTACAAAAAATATGGTTATTATTAAAGAAGGAAAGTAAATAACATTTAAGTTTAATAATACATTATTTTAACAATCATTATAATAATGTACAATGAATGGAAATGGAGTACTGGCGAAACTTATTATAAAAGTGCTAAATTAGAAAAAAAAGTTGAACAGCAAACATATGATTCAAAAACAAATGCTATAAACCAATCTTTAGCTGATGAAACTTATTTTAATCAAGATTTGGACTTAATAAATATAACAAACTCAATGTTTTCTAGAAATCAAAATGGGAGTGGAACCAAACGTGAAGATTTGGATACAAAAATAGCAGATAGAGAAATGATTGCTCAAAGAGGATTTAATCCTTTTTTACAAACTAGTTATGTAAATGATATTGTTACTCGTGATATGTTTTTAAAACCTATAAATACAACATTTGAAAAATCAAAAGAAACTCCTAAAGAAGAATCAAATGCCTAAAAATAGAATTAATATTATTTTTTATCTGTTTTCTTTTTATCTCCTTCTTTTTTATCTACCTTCTTTTTATCCAATTTTAATAATAGTATATAAAATAGATATGTATTAAAAAGAACTAATATAAAAGTTATAAGAGTTGTAAATACATTTTTAAAATTTGGTTTAGAATTTTTTGAAAAAAATAAATAATGATTTAATAATGGTAGAAATATATCACTTACAAATGAATAAATTAAGTCTTTACTTGCTAACGCAATAATAACTCCAGACGCTGTACCAATATTTTCCAATGTAAATTCAAGAATAGTAGGGGGGTTTTCCATTTATATAAATAGAAAATATATTATTTAAATAGAAAATATATTATTTAAATAGAAAATATATTATTTAAATACTTTTAACACACATTGTATGAAGTAAACGATTTGCTAAGTAGGCTAAAAAGGTATTTAACAAAATTAAAGAAGAATTGACTATAAACATCATATCAACTTTTTTAAAATGAATTACCATAAAATATGTTATTGACAAAATACTTGATACAAATATTATACCGCATGCTATTGATAATGCATAAAAATAAATACAATATTCTCTTGGCAAAGGTCCAAAATATTTATCCATTAAAGAAACAGGCATAATAATATTAATATAGATAATAAATTATTTTAAATAATATTAATTAAAATAATTTATTTAAAAATAAAACTACTTAAATAAATATTTAAAGCTTTATTAATGAATAATTCTAATTATACAACACAAAATGATTTATTGCTTAAAAATTTAATAAGTTTTTATAAAACGTATGACTTGGATGGGATATATAATCCCAATAATAATTTAGATAAAATTTTAAAAATTATTACCGGTGAAACTAAAATTTCACTTCGGATTGTTGATTGGTTTGCTACTAATTATGCTAAAAAATTTTACACTCTTTATGTTATTGAAGGAGCAAACGATAATGTTACTAGACGGTTTAAAGTTTACGATGATTATAAACTTAAATTAAAGGCTTATTCTAAAAAAAGATTTGATCCT